ATTTGGCAAGTGTTATTCACCTCAATGCCGAGGAGCACGGCTGGTGGGACGAACCCCGCAGCTTTGGTGACATTGCAGCTCTGTGCCATTCGGAAATATCTGAAGCTTTAGAAGAGCACCGGGACGGTAGACCGATGGCATATGTTGTGTCGGGTGCAACGATGGTAAAAGACCCGAAGAAGTGGAAAGCACACGAAAAGCCCGAGGGCGTAGCAGTAGAAATGATAGATTGCCTTATCCGTATCCTTGATTGGCTCGCATGGGCGGAGGTTGACATTGACGAGCTGTTGATGCTCAAGCACGAGTACAACAAGACAAGGCCGTATAAGCACGGCGGAAAGGTGATGTAATGAAAAAGTTTTTGAAATCGATGGCGGTTTTTAAGTGGTGAAAATTATGGAAAGATTAACAGAAAGATTTTCAAATGGTCAAGCAGCGGTAGCTGGTTGCGGAGATAACTGTAAATACAATTATAAGTATTGTAAATTTAACGAAGCTAATTGCCCTACTCTTGATGAAATTTACGAAAAACTTGCATTCTATGAAGACCTTGAAGAAAAAGGCGAACTGCCAATTGTGTATGGTGTAAATGTATATCCTTGTACAAATTGTGGTGTTGGTTGGGCTTCAATTTCTACACAAGGTTGTAAGTCGTGCCATGATGATTGCGAAAAGCTCAGAGAGTATTATAGAAAAGAATACGACTATTAAAAACAAACTTTTAAACGGAGAAAGGAAAGACGATGACTGACAGAGAAAAGCTGATGTGAATGGCGGAAATGTTTGTTTTATATCGCGGCGAAGAGCCTGTCGCTTATCTATATGGAGACTCTTGGGCTCCGTTGTGGATAGACGGCGGATATCCTACTAAGGAAGAAGCTATTGCGGCGTGGGAGGCGGAAAACAATGCGGTTGATTGATGTACCGATGCTTGAAAACGATATAGGAGCGGCTACGGTAGGCGAGTTTTTAAAAACGCTTTTGATTACTCTGTGGGAAGAAGGAGAGGGTTTCTCGGGCAAGCGTCCGTTCGGTAACAGCGATTGGCAGTATCAAGTTTATGCTTCGCTTATTAAGGCTGGATGCATTATAGGCAAATTTGATGAAGATGGGTATATAAATGATGCCGATTATCAAAAAGCAGACCGCATTATCAAAGATGCCGTAAGAGAGGTATTTGATGCTGTGCCTGTGGTTAGGTGTAAGGATTGCAAGCACTGGGACGAAAATTATGAGATATGTTTACCAGACAACGAAAGAGGTTGTAAGTGCAAAATGTTTACAGTTGATGAGGGAGCACTGATTTACACCGCGCCTACAGGTTATTGTTGGTGCGGAAAAAAGGAGGTCTGACGATGCGGTTGATTGATGCTGATGCGTTGATGGAACTGTATATTGAAGATGGATTTGGAGGAAACCTATGCCCCGAAAGAATAAACTAAACCCGCGTAAAAAGGTGCTGACGGAAGCTGACACCAAACGTGCTATGCGAGAGCTTGAGGCGGTGAGAGAGGATATCATCCGACAGGCCGATGAGTTCGATAAGCAGAGAGCGGAGATAATACACAAAGCGGCATTAGACGCTATATACAGCACTTACGCTATTGTATTTCGTTGGCTCAAAGATAAGCGCGGATGGAAAACAGAAAGCCTTAAACGGCTGCAGACCGGCACTGACACTATAAGCCGATCTGTAACGAGCGGTGAAATTACACTACAGGATATTTTCCAGAGCCTTAAAGACGAGGACGAAATTGTATTTGAAGGGATTCAATATAAGGAGGGATAGATTGTTTAAGTGTTTAGAGTGCGGACACATATTTGAAGAGGGGGAGCAGCTGCGATGGACAGAATCACACGGTGAGCCAATGGACGGTTGCCCGATTTGCCGATCTGCTTACGCCGAAACTGTGCGTTGTAAAACATGCGGTTCTGCACATTTAGACGATGAACTTTATGATGGTATTTGCTTAGAGTGCCTTGACGATAACATTACATACGACACATTCCTTGAATACCTGAAAGACACAGAAGGGGCGTTAGAACACTTTATGCTCGCTGTTGTGCCGGGTACAAAAGACAAGTTACACGCGATGCTCGAGGAGTGGTACAGACGTTTTAAAGCCGATGATAAGTTGCGCGGTAAGGCTGAGTTTTTGAATAAGATGCGCAAATACGTTTTGAATGATGATGGCGTTTACGGCAGGACGGATTTTGCGGAATGGCTGAACAGGAGGAGCGCATGACAGAGAAAGAATACCGCTCTCATCCTGCGGTGAGCCGTTCAGAACTGTGGCGAATGTCAGAAAGTCCGGAAAAATTCAAATATTTCAGGGATAACCCGCCCAAAGCTACACCGTCACTCACGTTCGGTCAGTTGATCCACGCAATGATCCTGCAGCCAGACACAGTGCACACAGATTTTTGTATAGAACTTACTGTGAATCGCAGGACCAAAGAGGGGCGTGAAGCTTACGAAAAGTGGCTTGAAACCGTGGGCGATAAAACCGTGATATCTGCCGAAATGTGGGAAAAAGCGCTTGCAATGCGTGACGCTCTGAGTAAAAACAGGACAGCTACGGCATTACTTGACGGTCAGCACGAAGTCCCGTTTTTTTGGACGGACGAGGACACCGGCGAAGAGTGCAAGTGCCGAGCCGATTGTATAACACAGACCGACAGCGGCTTGATAGTGGTTGACTACAAGAGCACGGCAAACGCAAAACCACACATTTTCAATCACGAGATTTACAAATACGGCTACCATTTACAAGCTGCTATGTACACTGAGGGAGTAATGAAAGTGTTTGAGCTTTCCGAGCGTCCTGAGTTTATCTTCATAGCGCAGGAAAAACAGCCGCCGTACTCAGTTAACATTATGCAAGTAACCGACGATGTAATGCTTCACGGCATTGACACATTCCGGGAGTACATAGGCATTTACCATGAGTGCAACGAAACCGGGTACTGGTACGGATATAACGGCCCGTTTGACGAAATTAACGAAACATTCTTGCCCGGTTGGCTGACTATGGGCGAAGAGGAGGAATAAATAATGATACCTGATGAAATTAAAAGGATGAAACCCTTAACCGGCAAAGAACGTCTTGGAGCGAACCGAGACAGCGAATATTTGGGTGCCGAAGATATTGACCCCGGTACCGAGCCGATACTCACCATTGCAGCTATTTACAACGGTATGGTAACGCTCCAGCGCGGTAGAGAAAACAAGGACGTTATTGTATTTAAAGAGGAAAAAGTCAAGGGTATTAACAACGTGCGTCCGCTGATCGTAAACGCAACGAACCGTAAAACGCTGCGTAAGCTTTACAAGAACGTAACTGCCGAAAACCTTGAGGGCAGACAGGTACAGCTTTACATTGACCATAATGTGCGTGACCCGTCCACAGGTGACAAAGTTGACGGTATCAGAATTAAGCCGAAAATTCCGACACCGCCAAGAACAGAGCCGATAATTTGTGAAGAGTGCGGAAAAGCCGTTGTAGGTATCGGCAATTACAGCGCAGAAGATGTAGCTAAGATTAACAAGAATCGTTACGGCAAGGTGCTGTGCGGCGCTTGCAGTAAGAAAATGAACGAACAGCCGGCACAGGCCGAACAGACTGAACAGACCGAAACTAAGGAGGAAACAGCTAATGCTTAATAACATTCAGATCCACGGCAGACTTACCAAAGACCCCGAAATGAGACAGACTCAGAGCGGCGTTTCGGTTTGCAATTTCGCCGTAGCAGTTGACCGCAACTATACAAGACAGGGCGAGGACAGACAGACGGACTTTTTCGACTGTGTCGGATGGCGTGGACTTGCTGATATGATTTGCAAGTATTTCAACAAAGGCAAGGAGATAGTTTTAAGCGGCGAAATGCAGAGCCGTAAATGGCAGGACAAGGACGGCAACAACCGCACGTCATGGGAAATTCAGGTCGGCAATGTTGACTTTTGCGGCAGTAAGGGCAACGGCAACAGCGAGCCGGCATATAGCGAGCCCGATTTTGGGCCGGCTGACAATGAAGAGGTTCCGTTTGGGCCGGCTGACAATGAAGAGGTTCCGTTTTGATAATTGTTGATACCCGCGAAAAACGCTGGGAACACATAAAAGCCTATTTTGACAAGCACGGCATTGAATACGAAGTGCGCAAGCTTGACACCGGGGATTACCAACTTGCCGATAAGCCACAGATTGTAATTGACCGTAAGCGCACCCTGAACGAGCTTTCCCACAACCTGACAAACCGAAAAGATCACAGCCGGTTCTGGAAGGAAGTACGCCGCAGCCGTGAACAGGGGACTAAATTAATAGTCCTCTGTGAGCACGGCGGCAATATCAAAAGTATTGACGATGTGGTGAACTGGTCGGACAAGTACAGCGGTGTTACTGGAAAACATTTACGGCAAGAATTGTACCGTGTTCACATTGCGTATAATGTTGAATTTTTATTCACTAATAAGCGCAGCACAGCACGGAAAATAATTGAACTTTTAGGAGGTGCAGAGGATGCAAATGTATGAGGGCGGTTTTGTTAAGATACACCGTTCGATTTTAAACTGGGATTGGTACTCGGATATAAACACAAAAGCGCTCTTTCTGCACCTGATTTTGACGGCAAATTACATGCCCGGAAATTACAAAGGAACGCCGATTGACGTGGGCCAAAGAGCGGTAAGTTTGGCAAAATTAGCCAGCGAAATGAATTTAACAATTAAGCAAATTCGGACATGCCTTAAGCACCTCGAAAGGACAGGCGAAGTGACATGCACAGCAAACAACCAATGCACTGTCATTACAGTAAATAATTATGTTTCGTTTCAATCCGGGGCAAGCGAAAAGGCATACAACATGGCACGCAACAGGGCAAGCACAGGGCAAGGTAAGGGCACACAAGGGGCAAACCTACATTATAAAAAGAAAGGAAGAAAGGAAGAATACGCGCGCGCGAGGCACGTTTCGTCCTTTGAGGCCGAACGGCCCGGCGCGATAGGTGGGGACGGAGACTGGTACATTGAGATCGACGGAATCTGGCATCGCTTCCCGGAATCATGGTTTGGGTTTGCTGAGAAAAACGACGTTGACATAGCGGAGTATGTGAAAGGGCGGCATCAATGAGCTACGAGTATAAACGGGAAGATGTTTTTGATTTTGCAGCGGCTATAAGGGCAGATACGCACATAAAGGGCAGTGAGCTTGAGTTTGATTTCTGCCCGTACTGTCACGGCGGCAGGAGCAGAGACAGAAACACATTTGCGGTAAATCTTGATAGCGGCGCATTTTGCTGTTTGAGAACATCGTGCGGAAAAAGCGGGCATTTCGTTGAGTTAGCAAGAGACTTTGATTATCGGCTTGATTTTCAGGAGATAAAGCATTACCGCAAGCTGCCGCAAAAGAAGTTCGAGAGTAGAGATTCGGCCCTTGAGTACATGGCTACACGTGGGATCAGCGCAGAAGTGTGTCGCAAATATAGCATTACGGCCCGAAAAGATGACCCGAACATTGTGGTTTTCCCGTTTTACGACGATGCCGGAATACTGCGGTTTGTCAAATACCGACAGACCCGCAAGAACTTCAAGGGCAGCAAAGAGTGGTGTGAGCGCGACACAATGCCGATACTGTTCGGTATGAGACAGTGCGTTGATTTCGGCCGATTGGTAATTACCGAGGGTCAGATAGACAGCCTGAGTGTTGCAGAGTGCGGCATAGATAACGCTGTGAGTGTTCCGACCGGCGCACAGGGCTTTACGTGGTTTGCTAATTGCGCTGATTGGCTTAACCAGTTCCGGGATATCGTGGTATTCGGCGATTGCGAGAACGGCAAAATAACGCTTGTTGATGCGCTCCGGGCCAGACTTGATAAACCGATCAAGGTTGTGCGGCAGATTGATTACCTCGGCGAGAAGGACGCAAATGCAATACTTACCAAGTACGGCAAACAGGCTGTTATAACCGCCGTTGAGAACGCGGAGATACTGAAGCTTGATAACGTCAAGGATCTTGCCACGGTTGAGAATGTTGATCTTAACCAGCTCCAAAAGATTAAAACCAACATCACCGAGGTAGACAGGATTATCGGCGGTTTGGTTATGGGACAGGTTGTTTTGCTGACTGGTAAACGCGGTAACGGCAAATCAACATTCATGTCGCAGCTTGTTTGTGAAGCTCTTGAACAGGGAGAGACGGTGTTTGTGTACTCGGGCGAGCTTGCTGATTACCACTTCAAGCGCTGGATAGATTATCAGCTGGCGGGACCGGCAAACGTAGAATCGAGACGCAATATTTTCGGTGATATAGAATATTCACTCTCGCCGCAGACTGTCAGCTCGATATCGCAGTGGTACCGGGGCCGTGCATATATCTACGATAACGACTACATACCCGAGGATGAGGACGAACTTGAAAGCTTGCTCGAGACAATCGAGAAAGTTATAGCGCGGTACGGTGTGCGTTTGGTGTGCATCGATAATCTCATGACGGCCATGGAGATAGTAGACGATCAAAACCAGCTGTATATGGCGCAGAGCAGATTTGTCGGCAGATTAAAGCGCATTGCTAAAAAGTTTGACATAACGGTTTTGCTTGTGGCACACCCTCGTAAAAGCAAAGAGAAGTTTGACAACGACGATGTTTCCGGTTCCAGTGATATCACGAACAAGGTTGATGTGGTAATGTCTTATCAGCGAGTAGAGGACGAGGAACACGACGCGCAGCTGCTGATTACCAAGAACAGATTGTTCGGCAAATATGCAAACGGCGATAGCGCGATTAGGATGTATTTCAGTCCGAGCAGCCGCAGAGTTTACACGCAAAACGCTGACCGGCACTATGGCTGGGAGCAGGATTACACGGCAGAGGAGGAGTTGCCGCTGTGAGAGAGCTTGAATTTGAACGTGCAGCAATGAAGAATGAGCCGATGCCGAACGGATTAGATATTATCGACGCGGCAATGTATCAGAGCTTAGCGACTCTTTACGCACGGTTTCATGCCGGGGCTATAACGAGGGAAAAGGCCGCTGCGGAAAAAGGCAAGATGCTGCACAGTTACGAAAAGCAAAGAACGCAACGGGATTATGAACTAAGCTTGTATAAGCACAGAGCAGAACTGTTTCGGCAAATCAATAACGCAGCCGACGATTACGCCAAGAACAGGACGCTTGCAAACGCTGACAGAATGTATGAGATTATTTACGGCTTAACGGTGAAAGGAGCTGACACTATACGGGCGGACGGTTGAGGTACAGTTGGTGGGGCTATGTTAAAAGCATGATTAAGCGATACAGGTTAGGCAAGGTCACAAGGAGAGAGCGAGCTGCAGTACTGGCGGCTATAGCGCAAACTTACCGACTGCCATACGCTGCAGATCGGCTTAAACTGATTGACGCGGTTTTTTGGCGGCAGACTCACACTCTGGCAGGAGCAGCAATGAAAATACACGTCAGCGAGCGCACAGCGCAGGAGTGGCATCGGCAATTTATCCGAATGGTGGCTACAAATTTCGGACTAATGTAGCGTTGTGAGCGCGTAGAATTGCGTGTAAGCGATTTTAAAAGCTTTGCCGTGTGATTTCATGGGTGAGAAGTAAAAACGCATACAAAGCGCTACAGAGCGCCACAAGATGTAGCGCTTTGCGATAGAACGAAACACAAAGTATTGTGAAATTAAGTTTAAAAACTAAATATTTGCGTCAAAAAAAGCAAAAAGGGTGAAAAAGTAAGAGCATCAGAGTAATTTCTGGTGCTCTTTTTTTGTTTATTCGGGCGTTGTGGGAAGAACAGCTTGATGATTTTGGCAGGGGATGGGAGCCAAAGCTGTAAAAAGACAGGAGGTGGAGCAGTGGAAGAAACCGAGAAACGGCCTGTTAACGGTAGAAACGCTAATGGAACGTTTGCGAAAGGTAACAAAGTCGGCGGTCGAAAACCGCTGCCAATAACGATGAAGGAGTTAGCCGCAGCTGCTCCGGAAGCGCTGCAAAAATTGGCAGAAGATCCAAGGACTCCGGCAGCTGTAAGAGTGAATATTTATCAAGATGCGATGAATAGAGTTTACGGCAAACCGGCACAGGCTCTTGAAGTTGATGCGAAAGCAAGTGTCAGTGTGGTTGAGTCAATGACGTTAGCGGAAAAGCGGAAATTGCTTGAACAGTTAAAAGCGAATGATGCCAGTGACTGAGCAGGAACTCGACAGGAACCTTGAAGCGCTGCTTTGGTGGAAAGGCATTAAAGAAACTAACAACGAAACGTTTTGGCCGCTGTTTTTTGATGAGCACCGCTATTTGGTCTTGTGCGGCGGTGGTGGCTCTGGTAAGTCGATATTTGCCGGGCGCAAGTTGCTTGAGAGAGTGACAAGCGAGCCGGGGCACAGATGGCTTGTTGTGCGAAAAGTTGCAAAAACACTGCGCGAATCGTGTTGGCGGCAATTGCTCGGACAGATTGGGGAATATTACGGCAGATATCTTAAAACGGTTAATCAGGGCGATATGCGTATCACGTTTGTTAACGGCAGTGAGATCTTATTCAGCGGTTTGGACGATGTGGAAAAGCTTAAATCAATTTTTAACATTACTGGCATATGGATTGAGGAAGCATCTGAACTGCTCGAAGAAGATTTTAGTCAGCTTGATATTCGTTTACGTGGTGAGACGGCCTATTACAAACAGATTATCGTGAGTTTTAACCCGATATCTATTATGCACTGGCTTAAGCGCAGGTTTTTTGATACAGCGGATGACCGCGCCACAACACACCGCAGCACGTACAAAGACAATAGGTTTCTGGACGACGAAGCAAAAAAAACGCTTGAACGGTTCAAAGAAAGCGACCCGTATTACTACCAAGTTTACTGCCTCGGCGAGTGGGGTGTAACAGGTAAAACGATATTTAACGCACAGGCCGTAACAAGACGGCTCGGCGAGTTGCAGCCCCCGGAAACTGTGGGCAGATTTGTTGATACTGAATGGTTTGACGATGAAACCGGCAATATCACGATATATACCGCGCCGCAACCGGGTGTGCCGTATGTTATCGGCGCTGACACGGCGGGTGATGGCAGCGACTACAGTGTTGCGCATGTGCTGGATAACACCACAGGAGAACAAGTGGCAGTGTTACGGCAACAAAGCGATGAGGGTGAATTTACCGATCAGCTTTATTGTCTCGGCAGATTTTATAACGACGCGCTTATCGGCGTTGAGGTTAACTTTTCCACATATACCGTGCTTGAACTGGAAAGACGCGGTTACCCAAGACAGTACGTGCGGCAGGCGATCGACACGTTCACACACAAACCGACAGAGCGTTTTGGTTTCAGAACAACGCAGAGCACCCGCGAGACGATAATCAGCGAACTCGTGGATGTTCTGCGCGATGATATTGAGCTTGTCAACGACCGGCCCACACTGGAAGAAATGCTGACATTTGTCCGCAACGAAAAAATGCGAGCGGAAGCTGAGAAAGGTGCGCACGATGACTGCATAATGTCATTGGCTATTGCGCACTTTATCAGACCGCAGATGCGAACAACGATTGATATTACAGACGGCAAGCTTGTCGAGTGGTCAGCCTCCATGTGGGAGGATTACGACTCGGCATCGGCTGCTGAAAAAACATATCTCATTGAAAAATGGGGAAAACCGAGGAGGAGAACATGAGCGTAGACAAAAAGAAACTGCGCATATGGCAGGAACGGCTCGGCAAGAATCAGACGGCGTTTGAAAACGAGCTTGCTAAAATGGACAACCGCGAAAAATTGTATGCCGGCGACAAGGAAACGCTGCCTGTTACGCGCGGTGATACAAAACGCAATACCCCGCATGTGCGCAATATTATCGCTGAGCTTATTGAAGCACAGGTTGACAGCAATATCCCGCAGCCGAAAGTAATACCGCGATACAAAAAGGACGAAAAGAAAGCCAAAATCATCGAGGATATGCTGCGAAACGAACTGGAAAAGCAGCGCATTGAGGAAGTAAATGACATTATGGAACGTACTGTGCCTATGCAAGGCGGTGCGTTTTATTGGCTTGAATGGGATAACACCCAGCGCACACACACAACGGTTGGTGAGCTTCAGGTATCGGCACTGCACCCAAAAAAGGTTATACCTCAGGATGGCGTTTACAGCTCGATTGAGGATATGGACTACATCATTTTGCGTGTGCCCCAGACCAAAGAATACATATACAACCGCTATGGCGTTGACGTGAGCGACGAGGGTGAAAACGAGCCGGAAATCAAAGGAATAGGCG